TAGACGGGCGTCGTTGACACCTTGGTGGGCTGGGCGTTGACCCGATACGGGTTCGCCATAGAGGGCGTATGCCGGTTTAGAACCTTTCATCACCCTTAGCCCCTTTTACTACTTGCTGAGCCTAAGGAATCCTCCGCCGCCTCGACCGCCTTGACCCATGCCACGACCCGGACCTGCGCCACCACCAGTCAAACGGTAATAACGAGATTTGCTTACCCCGTCAAACCTTTTGGCTTTGTTTACTTTGCTCCAAGAGTCATCCTTGCGAACACCACCACCACCAGAACCCTTTGGTCCTTTATTTACGGTTTTGCTTGTAATCTTTCCAGCACGAGCCAAGTCTGCGGCAGCCTTGCGATTCAAACGAAGAATATCTTCTCTTGACATTCCCGGAAACGCTTTCCCCATTGACTTCAAATTCCTTAACTGATTTCCACGATACAAAGCATCCGGCTTTGGTGTCTTTTTCAACGCACGGCTTGCCGCAACACCAGCAGCACCAGCAGCAGCACCACCGGCAGCATAAAGCGCCTCTTTTTTGTTCGTTGGATATATGGGTTTACGAGCGTTCCTCTTATTTTTTTCGTCAGTTCGGTCAGCACGACTCGTTGAAACACTGCGCTTCTTTGCCATAATCATTCTCCTTTAAACTTAGGCCCCCACCCCACGTGAAGGGAGGTGGCATGAGGTGGGGAACCCAACAATTAGCGGTTCTTTCCTTTTCGGTAATTCTTATTTGCTGGACGAGGATTCTTTGCAACAACAATTGCACGATTCTTCGGACCGTAATCCAACCAACGAGCCTCAGCAGCACTCATATTGCGTGTGCGCTCCCGTTTGCTGTTGCCCAAACCACCAGAACGTCGTTCTGCTGGCGACAAAGGATTACTTCTAGGAATTTTAGAATTCCTATAATTTTCCCGGTCTTCACCAGTTTCTTTTCTCGCTGTAACAATTTTCTTTCCACCGTTGACACTTCCGGTTTTTGATGACCCGCTCGTACGTGTAGTTGCTTTCGGCGTTGACTTTAACTTTGCGTACGCCGAACGAGCCTCACCACGGAGACGCTTCTCACGCTTGCTGCGCATAGAAGCATCACGAGTAGGCTTTACGCCCTTGCTCTTCAAATACGAACGGACGTACTTCTTCCTTGTCGGCATTGCCTTCCCCTTGGAGTTACTTACTCCGTTGTCTAATATTGCGTAATATTGCGGCATTTCATTTTTCCTTTTTCCTGCAACTACTTTTTCTTTTTCTTATTCTTAATCCTTCGTTGAGTTGCAGCGTACCGAGTTTTTGCGGCTTGAATTTGCGGAGAAGAATTGCGACTTCGAGCCATGCGGTCAACCCTGTCTTGGGGTTTATTTGCCTGCTTATCAGATTGCTTGTAGTATCCCACGGTTGATGCAGTCCGAGGATTCTCCTCGTATTGCATGCCTTTACGTTCATTGGCATGAAGGGTTCGCCATCCAGTTCCCTTTCTTCCATATGTGCGAATTTCTGCTTTTATGCGGCGACTACGTGGAGTTCTGGCATTTGCACGAGCAGTGGCCAGTGCATTTTTCGCACCACGTCCACGGTCGGTGTTCCGACGACGCTGTTCGCTATCTTGACCGTTGTCAAGAATCCTGTACTTCTTTGGCATTATTTTCTCCTTGTTGTTGTCTTGGGTGACGGGGGTTCGCCCCGCCACCCAAAACGTACCTGACTCAGGCGGTCTTCGCCGTGAGTTTCCCCTGCTTAGCAGCATTACGGCAAGTAAGGTTGCCGTAGCACATGATGAGCGCATAGCGAGCATCAAGGTTCTCAGGACGGACAAACTCCGTCTGAGCAAACCACTTGCCGCTGTGACCCACAAGCGAGAGATACTTGCTGTTCAGGAAGTACACGATGCCAGCAGTGCAGTGCACATCGTACACAACCGGGGCAGCCTTGAACAGAAGATTCTGGAAACCAGCATCCGCCGTCTTGGTGTCGGTGTAACGAAGTTGCGGCTGCAAAAGAGCCTCATACTTCTCAAACAGGGTTTGGGTGGTCAACACCATGTCTGGGTGGTCATTACCAACCGACACGCTGTTGTAAGCCGTGGCCATTTGTGCGAGGGTAAGAGCACCTGCGGTGTTCTCCTCGTACGAACGCCAGAACTCGTTACCAGCAGTTGCACGGTCAATACCGCCAACAGTTCCAGAAGCCTCAACGAGGTTTCCAAGACCGTTCCAGTTCTTGCCCGAGTTACCAGTTCCGTCAGCGAAGAACATCTGGTTGAAGCCTTCACGCATTGACTCTTCAGCCTGCATGATTTTGGCTTCCAGCAGGTTGATGATTTCCTGCTCGCCGTTGTTCTTGGCTTCCTCGATACCGCTGATTGCGATGGACGCAGCGTACTGCTTCCACTCGTACTCAGCAGCCGAGATGCCTTCTTGCGCTGTCAGCGAAATCGTGTCGTACCCGCTGTACGACGCAACCGTGCTGTTCTGACCGTAGATGAGCGGCTCAACAATCTTGGTACCACCGTTCAACATGCGGATGCGACCCTTATCCATGAGGAAGTAGGTCAACGGACGTGCAGTGAACACGTTATCCGTCAGTTGTGAACGATAGTTCGCAAGCGTGGTTGAAAGCAGCGCATCAAAATTGACATTGCCTGCCATGATGAATTACTCCTTAGTTGAAATTGTGCTAACCCTCTAACTGCCGTTTGGCAGCCTCAAAGGCTTCGCTAACGCTACGAATGGGCTTAGAAGAAACATCGGCACTCTTCGCAGAAGCACCCTTAGACACAACTGCTGCATCACGTTTCGCTTCAACAATCTTTTTCGTCTCATCAGATTTCATTTTGGTAACTGCATCCTTTGAGCGAGACTGTTCAAACAAACGGTCAAACGCAATTTGCTTATAGGTTGCTTCAAGATTCGTGCTTCCCGTTGCCAACGCTTTCGCTACGACTTCGTTGGCATCAAAAAGTTCCCCGTATCTCCTTGACAAAGACTCAATCTGATTCTCTAACTCACGCATTGCTTTATCCTGTTCAAATGCTTGAATACGATTCTCAAGTTGGCGGTACTGCTTTTCCACTGGGTCCAAAAACTCATCTTCTTCAGATGTTGGTTTCTGATTCAAACCATAATGCTGAGAAAGCAATTCCACAGTGCTACTCGGGTCGTTCTGCAAAGCCTCTTGCAAAGCAGCCGCAAATTGCACCTGTCTTCGTTGTTCAGCAAGTTCCTGCGTCTTACGGGTATAGTCCGCTTGACGTTGGTAACCGCTCAACGCCTCAGAAAGCGGAACCTCAATTTCTTCGCCATCAACAGTCAGCCTGACGGGCTTGTCAGCGTGTTCGTCCCAAGCGAAATACTCTCTAGGTTCAACCTCTGGGGCTTCACCAATTTCTGCGATAGCATCCACTTGCCCGTCAACGGGTGTTTCAGTTACGCTTTCAACGGTGTTCTCAATATTGCTCATAGAGTCCTCCTTCTGCGGTTGCTCTACCCCTAGTACCGGACACTACATAATTTGTTCATTTGGCAACTGGGTATTCGGCAAAGGAGCACCCTGCGACAGCAATTGAGCCAAAATTTCAGGCGGAATATTGCTTGGCATTGCCATACCACCCGTCGGAGGAGCCTCAGCAGCCCCCATACCGGGCGTAAGACCCTCAGGAGCCATCTGGGGCGGCATACCGCCCTCAGGTGGCATACCAGCCATCGGAGGCTGCTGCATAATGAACCCCTGAGCCTGCTTGATACCAAACCCGTACTGCAACACGTACATCGCCATTTTGCCCATATCCAAAATGCCAGCCCCAGCAAACGGAGCCATAGCATCCACAATCTGCAACGCCCTCTGACGGCGGAACGACTCATTCATCGGAGCCGTAGACCCACCCTCAACCTCGTAGTCAAACTCGCCCTGAATATAGTCACGGTCAAACGTCAACCACAACGGCTGAGCCTCAGACCCCACAATACGAACCGCCTGCTCACCAGTCATAAACTGCTGTGCCAGCATCACCAAACGGCGAGCACACTCACCGATAGAACGCTCAATAATCGCCAACTTGTCGCTAGCACGAGCATTAGACGCATCCTGCACAATCGCAGCCTCAGTAGCCGTACGACGAATCTCCGGCATCGCACCCTGCTGATACTCAGACACACCAGACACACGGTTCATGTCAGACGAAATCAAATCCGACTGATTGTAAAACTCTGGCGGATTAATCACAGCAGGCATCGGAGAAATCACATTCCCCAAATTGTCATCCGTAATAACAGGAACCATCACATTGTCCTCATCGGACTCCAACGCCTGACGACCATCAGTATCAAACGCAGTTTCCTTGTACAACCATTTACGGCTGAACCGTTTACGATGATTCATCATCTGTGTACGAGTCTGATTCAACTCGTGCTGCAACGGCTCAATAGCCTCCAACTCACCCATCGGATAAAACGTCTCAGGAACGTCATAGTTACGAATCATCACAAACGGCTGACCGAAAGCAAACGGAATCTCCTTCGGGGCGACAAGGAACTTGTCAGACCCGTCACAAAACACCGACACCGTATTACGGTCAATGTCATACCACTCCCACACCTCAACATACGAATCGGCAGGGTCCTGTGAACGGCGAGGACGGAACGAATCCTGACCCCACTTGCTGTAATGGCTTGGAGAAGCCTCACTACGAGCCGTAGAATTGTAACGCTTATCTTTCTTCACATCCTCCAACGGACGGCGAATACGTTGCGCAATCCAACGAGCATCCTCCATACTTGTCGCATCCGGGTCAACAAACACATCAAACGGTGACACCCGTTCCACGAACGGGCGGTCCTCTTTGACAATCAGATTTGACTCGGCAACATTCTCCTCACGAACCTCCGTCAATTCGTCATAAGAATCAAAATTGCCTTCCGCAACCTTCTCTTCTTCAACGTAACGGTAACCAGTTTTCACCCAACCGTGACCACAAATCAAAGCATCCTTCACCGAACGGCGGAACTCTTTCTGACAGTCATAATGACGCCACCAATAGTTCACAATCGCCTCAGTAACAACAGCCTTGTCACCGTCCTCTGGACGGCGAGCATTCACCGTAATCTTCGGATGATTCACCGCAACAGACGGCGCAACAATGTTGATGGTAGAGAACGCCATATTGACAAGCAACTGGTCCTCTTTAACATCTGCACGATGATGCTTACCACGATACAAATCAATCATCCGCTGCCACAAATCGTCATACTTCTCTTCTTTGCGCCAACGACGAGAATGCTCCAACTTGTTGCGATACCGCCTCAACAATTCGTAATTAGAAATCCGTGCCACTACTACTCCTTACCCTTATGCCAACCAATATGCTCATCCAACTTTGACGTAACCTTATCCACTTTGTTTGCAACATTCCGAAGCAAAATTCTGCCCTCGGCATGCTGCTCGGCGTTCTCCCTGCGTAACCTTTGCAGAAGAACAACTATCGGCCCCGAAATAACTGCAACCGCAATCGGAACCAGAATAGTTTCCATGTCACACCCAACGGCTCCCCACCGGTTCGGCGTTATAGCCATTTATCTTGGCATCGGAAACAGTCTTGGCTTGACGTTCCCGAATCGTAGGACCATGAAAATCCTCTTTACCGTAAGTGAAACCCAAACGAATAGTGCGCACATGGCACGCAAAACAGACCTCCCCACGACGGGGGAGTTCCTCAGCCTGAAACGCCTTCTGGCATTGTTCGCACACGAAATCTTGCATCACCCTTAGTCCCAACCACTACTTCTTACATTATGGGACCCAATCAACTCCCTTTCAGGCTTCTTTTCACGAATAATGTGCTTTTCCCACCAACCCAACGTATGAGACTTCGGTGTGTCCGTACCCCGATACTCAGGCAGCCACACATACTTCAACATCTGATTGGCAATAGCCAACGACATAACACGGTCATCATGCGGAGAACCATGCATCTTGCCGTTCTCCTCACGCACAAACGTACGCAACTCCGCAACAGTGGATTTACACCACAAACCCAACACCGAATCACGCAAACCAGCATTCAACTCGTCCACAGCCAGGGGTTTAGAAACAGAGGTAGTGCGCCACCCCAACGTCTCCGACACAGTCGGATTACGTTGACCCAGCCTGCGTTGCCTAAACAAATTCTTGTACCCGACACGCTGCAAACCCTTCAACGTCGTCAAACCGTGGTTATTTGACTCAACACCAATCAAAGCCCTGTTGTACCAATACCCAATCGCATACAGCGTTTCCTCACCAAACAAGTCCGCATCAATATGCCCATGCCAATGCGCAACCACAGCCCCCGTGGAAGCATTCAACACGTGAGCCGAAGAATAGTCACCATGCCCCAAACCTTCAGCAACGTCAGCCCCAACCACATACACCTCAAAA